ACAATCTTGAATGTACCAAATTTGTTTTCAAGTACATATCCCTCGTGGTCAACATCATGGCCTGCAATCTCACACCCGATTGAATCCTCGACTAGAATGTATGTGAACATTTGAAGTTTAATTGTTTCGACATACTTCCATAGTCTGATAACATTAATATCAACATTGTTATCAGATGCAATCGCTTCCTGTATCAGATCATTGATCTCGATACCTTCTCGAATACAAGCATTAAGTTGTTTCTTGACTCGATTGATAATCTTATTCTCAGTTGGGAACTCACATAAGGTTGACATTTGTTTAGCAAAGTTACATTGTAGTTTAAGATATTCATTATTATTATGAATCTCTGCTACTGGTTTAATAAACAATACTGATCTCTTCTTGCTAGTTCTTGGTATGTATTGTAAGGGAATCGCAACTGCGTCTCTTAAATCTTTTTTAGCATGATATAATGTATGTGGTGCAACAATAATTTTATCTCGTACAATCTCATTAAACTTGTATGTAATTGTATTTGGTCGATAGATATAATCCCCACCAAATCCAATGAAGTCTCCTTGATAGATGTTACCAGTATGTGGTAGATTATCAAAGCAAGCATGAAGCACCTCTGCAACAAATCCAGTATGGTTCTTATCAATCTCTTTGTGAGAATGATTAATCTTGATTAACTTCTTGTTGAATACAGATTTAGTTCCAACAAAAAACTTTTTGGTTGCAGGATTAGTTCCCCATACAATCGCAGGGCTACCATCAATCTTTACTGATATGTTACCATCTTCTGTAAACCATCTTAGAACTCTAAGATCGCCACTTAGAATAGAATCTTCTGGGTGTTCAATATGTGTGTTTGGCATAATAATAGTCTGTCACTAATAGGTACAATTTAGAGGGCTCACTTGTTGTACCACTCCTCATCTTCCAGTATAATTTCGTCAATATCCCAATCGGTTGTTGACTCTGCAATAACTTCATGAGAGTTAATGTCTGCAAGTGCAAGTTCTTCTGCTTCCTGTGGGGATTCTGCTTCGATAGCTACAGTAAAGTTTACTGTCTCTGAGCATTTAACGTGATATGTTGGCATTTTAGTTCTTGTATTCATCAATAGGACAATTTAGAGGGCTCATTAACTTCTTACCACGCTAATGGCTGGTTCGCCTTTGTTGAATACAGTATCAACAACTGCCTGTACTTTGCGTGATGTAGATATACCGACCTTATCATATACAGGAACACATAATAATCCGAATGTCTTACTCTCGTCTCCTTTGCGAATGACTCTACCAATAGTCTGACTAATAGTAATGTAGTCCATACTTCTTAGAAACATTGCAGCCTCAAGTCCTTTGACATTGATACCTTCAGATAATATACTATGATGTAGAACAACAAATCTCTTACTGGAATCTTTACCCCAACTATTCAAAGTATTGAAAAACTCTTCTCGATTGACTTTCTTGCCATCAATAACTGCACCAGTTTTTGATGTAATCATTAACCAAGAATAACCACGAGATATGAGATCAACAACGAATGTTGAATGAGTAACTAGATTGATAATCTGTTTTGTTGATCTTGCACAAATGAGAATCTTATCTACATCTTGAGCATCAATCGTATCTAATACGCAATCTCTATCATGCTCGTATGCAAATCTATCATCATCAGGTAGATCAATCTTATTGATAACAACTTTGGGTGGTAGAATATAACCTTGCTTGACTAACTTGGGTGCAGGTACATTACAAATCACTTGACCAAAAATGTCAGCATCATTCATACCAACTTTGAAAGGTGTAAGAGAATGTTTTGGTGTGGCTGTAAAGAAGTAACAACGTGAAGCATAGATTGAATAATACTCAACTGCTTCAATAAAGTTTCTCTGAACTGCATTGTGTGACTCATCAAAATATATTGTATCTACCTCTACATCTAGTGTATCTTGTATCTTGTGTAGTGAGTGGTAGGTAGTAAACATAATGATATGCTTAGTGCTGTTGTGATACCACTGCTTGATATTATCTGACTTAGTTGTACTGTAAAAGTGTGTCTCTCCACTATGAACATGAATGACATCAACACCGACATTATAGTTGCCATCAAGATTTTGCTCTAGAAACTCTGAGCATAACTGATTAGCAAGTAAGATGCGAGGTGCAACAACTACGATAGTCTTACTAACTGGACTCTTGAACTGTCTCTTGACATCTTCAATCATACACATAGTCTTGCCACCACCAGTGGGAACTATGATTTGACCCTTATCTGAATCACTCATAGCATCAAGGGCTTTTAATTGGTGTGGTCTTAATTCGATCATCAAAAAACAATAATATAGTTATATTGTACCATAGATTACTCTATCGTGCCATACAGAGGCACTCAGGTACACTATAGAAACAATTTAGAGGGCTCAGTTATTTGTTTGCTCTTCTTCCTAATGGTGGTTTACCATGATCTGAATAAGATGTTCCAGTTCTTTTTCCAAAATTTTTAATGTATGGGTCATAAGCAGAAGCTGGTCTATCAACTCCCTTTTGTATATCTTTTATAATCCTTTTACCAGACCTTTTTAATCTTACTCTCTCTGCTCTTGTAAGTTCAGTTTTTTTAGTTGGTTTATAATTAGGGTCTGCTGTCTTTTTCTTTTTAGTTGCTAATAATTTATCTGCCTGTTTCTTCAAATCTTTTGACTTAACTTTAGTTGCACCACTCCTAGCAGCCATTCTCTCTCTTCTTGCCTTTGCTTGCTGTTCTCTTGGTGATAGAGCTGCTGAACCTCTTGCTTGAGTGGGTTGTTGTTGGCGGTCTGATGTCTTACGTTGTGTTCCAATATCCTTACGATCTTTATACGTCTTAGCTGGAACCATCTTACCACCACCAACTGCTTTCATTCTTCTCTTTTCGGGTTCAGATTGTTTACGCATACGACCTACCCTACCACCTTCGCCTTGCTTACGAATTTGTGACTTACCTACAACGTCAGGGTCATATACTTCTTTAATAAATTCCCGAAAAGTTTTCATCTATCTATTATACCTTATACATTATTTAGATGCAGAGGCTTTATAGACTAAATTATTTTTGTAATAGGACTTGACAATATCTCTTCTCTGTTCAAGTAAGTTATCAAACTTTGCTTGTTGAGTTGTTGAGAACACGAAGTTTTGCTTTCTCCATGTATCTTTTAAGTCTCTGATCTCGTGTAATAATTCTGATGAGTTCATAATTTCTTTGGGATTAACATAATAAGAACACTTTAGAGGGCTCACTTATTGAATATCAAGTGGTCTGTGTTGTTGTGACTTATATGCACCATAACTTATTAAGTCAGGGTCAGAGTCATCTTGTTTACTTACTCTTCTTCTTATAAATTCTAACTCATTCCAATTTGATTCATAACAACATAAACAAACGTGAATATTTTTATGTAAAAATGTAGTAAGATCACATTGCTTTCTAGGTTTTGTTGCAATCTCAATTGAAATATATCTTGCAGGTGTACTCCATCCCCTTTTGGGTTCTACTGGACTTGCTTTAAAATATACCCACCCTTCATGTACCATACCGAGTGCAGTTGTCCAACGAACATAATCGTTTACTTTGGGATCGTACATATAGTTGACAATTAATCATTTATATTATATCATATATAGATAATGTTAGCGAACCACAACACATAGCACGAACTATAATGAAATACCACCTTTACGATCATAATCAAACACATCAAGGAAGATTTGATTCTGTCTATGAACTTAGAAAGTTTTTATGTGATCGTAAATATGATATTAGTTGTGATGCAGATATGTCATGCACATTTGATTACATAAAACATATCAAATGGCATTTTGAAATAGAAGAATAATATTAACTACTTACTGAATTTATCACTGTCTGTGGAGTGTTATTAATTACCTCTTGTGCTGCAGCCCTCTCCGTTTCATCTTGAACAATTAATGGATTTCTTTTTCCATCAACTTCAATTGGTAACGGTTCAATTAT